CGGACCACTTTGGCAGGCCGCCTGCCAGCGTCATTCTTGATCGTGCGTCCTCTTTCTCGGCGGACAAACTCGCAAGGCACGGCGTAGCCTCTGCGTCTGCTCGCTGCCCATTAGCGGGCGCATCTCTTGGGCGATCTTTTGCTTGCTCACCTTGGCATATAACTCCGTGGTGGAGATAAAACGATGCCCCAACATCCGACTCACCGTCTCGATGGGCAGGCCGTTTTCTAAGCAGATGGTAGTCGCGAAGGTGTGCCGCGCGGTGTGCGAACTGGCCTCGGTATGCGGCGAGCAACCGGCCTTGACGAGCAGCTCGCGGACCTTTCGATTGAAGTGGCTGTTCACGGGAAACTCCCGAAACCATAGCCCCTCAGTACGACCCTGCCCCACGTAGGCGAGTATCTCCTCGGCGATGGGAAGCAGAGGCACGATGCTGCCGTTCTGCGTCTTGGTGCGACAGATGGAGAGGTATCGGCGCCCGTCGCCGAGCGTGTAGACGTCTTCCATGCGGAGCTTCTTGAGGTCGGAGAAGGCCAAGCCGGTGAAACAGCCCAAGAGGAAGATCAGCCGGACGTGGTTGTCCACGGAGCGATGCGGGCGATAAGCCAAGAGCCGTTGCAGGTCTTCGGCACTGAGGGCGTTGCGTTCGTAGGCCGGCGTCTCGATGTCGATCAGGTCGAACGGATCGTCCCGAAGCCCCGCCTCTAACATCGCCCGCCGGAAGACTTGATGCAGACGCCTCAGGTAGACGGCCACCGAACTCATCTTATAGCCCAAGTCGCGTAGCATGTAGAGGCGATAGGCCTCTATCAGCGCCTTATCCACCTCGTGGGGCAAACAGCGCCGCAGCCCGCGCGTGTCAAGGAAGCGGACGAAGCTCTTGTAGCTGTCTCGAAAGCCCCGCGTTGTGGCCTTGCTTTTATGGGCCGCCTTCTCCTCACAAAGAGCCGAGTAAGTGTCGGCGAACGTCTGCCGCGGCTTGTCCTGCCGCAGATATTGCTCCTTGAGGTACTCGGCCGTGATATATCGCTCCTCCCGGAGCGTGCGCTCATAGAGTGCATTCAATCGTTGCTCGATGGAATTCAGTGCATGATTGACACCATGAGCTACCGCGGATGTGGGGCCCACTCTCCCTTTTTTCGCCAGCCAATCATGGGGCGAGGTCTGTTGCCGGGTGGAGAACGAGGCCGTCCGGCCATTGCACGAGATGCGACAGCGAACGAGGCACAGGCCTTCGCCGCTCGGCTTGCTTCGGTCGATGTAGAAGAGGATCGAGAAGGTACTTTTCATTGAGTTTGTGGGGTATTAATTGGTTAGATGATAATGGGCGATCGCAGGGAGGATGCGCGTGACGTCCTTGAAAATGCGCTCCGGAGAAGTCTCAGCATAGACCTGCGTCGTCTTGATCTCACTATGTCCTAACATCTTGGACACGCTCTCGATCGACACCCCTTCGGCGAGGGTCATTTGCGAGGCGAAGGTGTGGCGGGCCATGTGGAAGGTCAGCCGTTTCGGGATGTGGCAAAGCGCGGCGATCTTCTTGAGATGGATATTGACGGTGTCGCAGCCGGGGATCGGAAGGAGGTAGCCCCGGGGCGGTTCGTGACGAAAGGCCCGTGTGTGAATGCCCCTGTACTGCTCGATGATCGCTGACGCCTCGGGCAGCAGGGGAATGTGGCACATCCGGCCCGTCTTCACACGCGGCTTGCGGATCCAAGTCATTCCGCCCTCCTCGATCAGATGTTCCGCCGTCAAGTGGTAAATGTCCGTGTAAGAGAGGCCCGTGAAGCAGGAAAAGAGGAACATATCTCGGGATACAAGCACGTAACTCCCCAGCTGCGAGTCGTCCAAATCGATGATGCGCCGCAGCTCTTCTTTGGTGATGTAGCGCGGTGTGCCGACGTCCCATCGGATGGAGTAGCCCATGAAGGGATAGGTGTCGATGACACGCCTTTTGTACAAGTCTTTGAGGAGCGACGCCAGCACGGTAAGATAGCCGGCGGTGGTGTTGAGCTTGAAGGCCTTCTCCTGCGCGAAGTAGGCCTCGAGATCCTCGATAAAGGCCTTGTCCGCCTTGTGCACGGGGAAGTCGCTCACTCGGTAGCGATGCCGAAGGAAGGCTGCGAGATGCCCCCGAAAAACCCGGAGGAACTTGTACCGGCGTTCGCTACGATCCACCCCCACCCGCTCCCGAAAGCGAGCAAGGTATTCCTCCAAATGATAGAGCAAGCCTTGGCTGTCGCTCTGAAGTCCGAAGACGAGGGCTTTGACCTCCTCGGCGGTCACGGCCTCGCCTTCCTTCTTCCGTAAGTCCTCATAGGCGCGGCAGACACTGACCTGCAGGCTGTCCAGCTCGGCGTTTACGGCCACCGCTTCGGCGCTTTTACCGACGAGCCTGTGCTTACGGCTGTCCCAAAGCGACGGCGAGCAGGCCGTCTTACAACTGAATTGTACCATCGTTCGCCCTACACTGAGGCGCGCCATAATCGGGCTTTTGCCCGCCTTGCTCTTTGTGCCCCGTTTGAGGTAAAAGAGCAGCTTCAACGTTTTTTCTTTCATCGTTTTGTTGCTTACAAAGTGGAACCTTAAAAGAAATACTTGTCGCTACGCAAAACACTGAATGCAAGAGAAAAAGACTCGGTTTAGTTACCTCATTTTGCGTCCTCTTGCCGAAAGGCAAAAAGGGGAACGATTAGGTAACTGAACTCCCTCTTTGAAGCTCCTTTTTTTCGCCTTTTCCCTCTGGTGCAAGCCTCGGCAGGATGCGGCAAAAGTCGCTACCCATCAGCCCTCTCGCTCTTTCTCGCTTTCCCTTGCTCCCTACTCCCATACTTCCCCATAGAAGGCCGAGAGCTCTGGCAGCTTGATGAACGTCCTGAAACGTTCCTTCCGGATGATCTCGTTGGTGACGGAGAACTCGTAATCGCCGGACTTCTTAGCGAAGACGGCCGCCCACGCGTCAAAGGATCCGATGCCCTGCTTCTCTAGGGCGCGCGGACGGAGGTACTTGAAGAGCAGATATAGCTCCGTCAGACTGTTGCTGATGGTGGTGCCAGAAAGGAAGGTCGCCCCAAGGTCTTTGCCTGTTCGCTCCTGAATGGTGCGGATGGCGAACAGCAAGTTGAGCGCTCGCTGCGATCCGTTCGGATTACCGAGGCCCGACACACGGTCGTGGCGGGTGTTGAACATCAGATTCTTGAACTGATGACTCTCGTCGACAAACAGGTGATCGATGCCCATCATTTTGAAGTCCACCACGTCGTCCTTGCGCTCGGCGATGGTGTCTCGGATGTCGCGCAGTTTGGCCGTGAGCGCCAGCTTGCGTTGCTCTAACCCTTTAAGCGCAGACCGGGAGATCTCCCGTCCCTGCTTCCTTAACACGTCGAGGTTTTCCTGCACCGAATCCAATTCCTTTTGCATGATCGCCTCTTGGATCTCTGCCGACTGTGGGATGGCGCCGAACTGATCGTGCGTGAGGATGACGCAGTCCCAGTCGTTGTTTTTGATGTCGCTGAAGATCCGCGCCCGGTTCTTGACCGTGAAATCCTCTTTGCCGGGATAGAGTATGCGGGCGTTGGGATAGGCCTTGCGGAACGTGTCGGCGATATCGAAGACGTTGGCCTTGAGTCCGATGATCATCGGCTTGTTCGCCAGCCCGAGGCGCTTCATCTCATAGGCCGCCGTACACATGATCATCGTCTTGCCGCCCCCCACCTCGTGATCGCAGATCCCGCCGCCGTTGGTTTTAAGCATCCACACGGCATCCTTTTGGCTTGGATAGAGGTCGGGGAAGCTTAGCCCCTTCAAATCCAGTCCCGGGAAGGTCTGATGAGACCCATCAAAATCGGGACGGACAAAGCAGTTGAATAGCTGATTGTAGCGGTCGGCCAGCTGCTGTTTGAACGTCTCCGGTGTGCGCCCGAGCCAGCTGACGAACGCCTGCCGGATCTCCTCGATCTTGGTGTCTGCCATTTGGATGGTGCGACCGTCGCGCACTTTGATCGTCGCCTTCTCGCCCGTCTTGGGGTCGGTGATCTCCTTGCTCTTAGTGATGTTCGGAACCGTGTTGTGGAGGGCATGTTTGAGCAGATGGAGGCCGTCGTACCGCTTGAACTCGCCTTGCACGGCGTAAGTATGCCAGATGGCTTGATTCTTCCGATCGCAGGAGAGGATATACTCGTCCATGTCGGGGAAGTAGGACACGCCGACGTCCGTGCCGAACAGATCGGAGGCGAAACGGGCGTAGACCTTAGCCGGGATCCAGCGCTCACCGAGATTGAAGTCCAAGTCGGCAAAGGGGATGGGTGTCGGGGTGGCCGCACGGAGTGCCGCGAGACTTTGCTTCGCTGCCTCGTGTCCCGGGTGATCAAGCAGCCATGCGTCGATCCGTTCGGCCTTCTCGACCACATTGCCCGAGATGAACCGATCCGCTATCTCGTAGGCGTCCTCAAGCGGATTGAAGAAGATGCGCCCCTCGAGTGCAGCGAGGATGTCGCTCTCCTCCATGTCGGGTAGCAGGGAGGTCATGTAGGACAACTCCACCGCGCCAAACTTGTTGAGCGATGCGCAGAGCGCCTCTGACGGATCGGCCGCGACAGACTCACTCAGGGCGAAGGCCGTCGGGTGATCAAAGATGTCGGCCTTGATGTATCGTCCCCCCTCACTTCGTTCCAAGAAGAGCATCTCGGCGCCCGTGGCATCCATCTTCAGGAGGTCGGCGTTTGCCTTGAGATTGAGGTGCCCCCAACGCCGGACGAAGTCATCGTACAGCCGATTCAGCTTCTCACGCTCCTCTGGGTCCGCCAGGTGGTTGTTCGCCTCATAATCGTAGAGCCGATGGTAGCTCTCGCGGATCTCGACGTATGCCTTGAGGCGCGTGATGCGAGAAAGCGGCAGATCCATCGGGTGGAACGTCGGGCTAAGATTGAGGTTAGAGAGGTAGCCGATTTGTCCATTTTGCACGACGATGGAGCCGTCGCGTAGATGGGAGTCGGGCTGTGAAAGGAAAGGGCGCGGGCTGACGTCGAACGTTCGTCGGACTTCAGGGACGGGTGCAGGCGGGGGCTCCTCGGTATCGCTCAGCAGGTCGAGAAACGACAGCTGGTGCTTGTCTGACGGGGTGGCTTTCCCGGCTTTGCGTGCCGTGCGATGGGGCGTCGATCCTGCGGCCGACCGACTTTGCCGTTGGGACTTTTCTGCAATCTCCCGGTTGACCCGGGCCACGTCCCGCTGCCAATCTGTGTACGCTTCGGGGGCAAACAGACTCGCCTCGACTTCAGCCTGTCGCTCACGATCCGTCACCGGATGGGGCTCCTCATCGAAATAGACGGTCTGCCCGGTCATCTCTCGCGGCGGCGCC